GTTGATGCCGGCACGCAGCGCGCCGCGTCCGCCAGCCGCGCCGGCGCTCCCGCCGTGATCGTCAACCGCGAGGCCGAAGAGAAGTTTGTCGGGCAGAACTACACCCGCATCCTGATCGCCAAGGCGCTGTCGATCTGGGACCAGGGCGTCTCGCCGTCAGTCATCGCGCAGAAGCGCTGGGGCCGCATGAACCCGCTGCTGGTCGACGTGATCCGCGCCAACGAAGTGGCGGGCCACGGGTCGAGCTCGGGCGAAGCCGGTGCCGAGCTGGTGAGCGCGGACAACCGCTTCATGGGCGACTTCATCGAGTACCTGTACGCGCAGACGGTGTACAACCGCCTGGGCCTGCGCGAGATCCCGGCGAACGTGGCCATCAAGGGCCAGGACGGCGCGGCCACCGGCTACTGGGTGGGCGAGTCGAAGGCCATCCCGGTCAGCAAGGCCGACTTCTCCACGGTGTCCCTGACCCCGCTGAAAGTCGCGGCCCTGTCGGTCGTCAGCAACGAGCTGCTGCGCGACTCGTCTCCCTCCGCGGAGATGCTGGTGCGTGATGCGCTGGTCGCGGCTGCGGCTCAGCGTATCGACGCCACGTTCGTGTCGACCACGGCAGCAAGCGCCGGCGTGTCGCCTGCCGGCATCCTGAATGGCGTGTCGCCGTTCAGCTCCTCGGGCACGGATGGCGATGGCCTGCGCCAGGACATCTACAAGCTGTACGCGCCCTTCATCGCGGCGAACAACGCCTCCGGCGTGTCGTTCCTCATGCACCCGAGCATGGCGAAGGCCATCAGCCTGATGGTGAATGCGCTGGGCCAGACCGAGTTCGCGGGTCTGAATGCGGCCGGCGGCACGCTGCTGGGGGATGCGGTCATCACCGGCGAGAACGTCACCTCGACGCTGCTCATCGCCCTGAAGGCCTCCGATATCTATCGGATCGGCAACATGGGCGTGGAAGTGTCGGCGAGCCGTGACGCAACGGTGGAAATGTCCTCGGCGCCTGTTGCCGCGGCCGACGTGCCCACCGGCCAGACGCAGAACCCGGTCTCGATGTTCCAGACCGAGTCCACCGCGTTCAAGGTGGTCGTGCCCATCAACTTCGCCAAGCGCCGCACCACGGCTGTCCAGTACATCACTGGCGCCAGCTACGGTGCCTGGGTCTCGCCGTAACGGGTCGAAGCCTTGCCGGGGGCCCAGCGCCCCCGGCCTCTTTTTGAGGAATTCACATGCGGGTGATTGCCAAGAAGGCATTTTCCTACGGTGGCCGTGCGCTCACCGTGGGCGAGGAATTCAACGCAAGCGCTCGCGATGCGCGCGTCCTGTGTGCGCTCGGGCGGGCCGACACGGCGCCGCCGCTGCCACGGGCAGAATCTGAAATCGAGCCGCCCGAGCAGGCGCCTCCTGACGAGCCGAAACCGGCGCGTCGCCAATACCGCCGCCGCGACATGGTCGCCGAGGAAACCTGATGCGCGTGTTCGGGCTCGACATCACTCGCGCGAAGGCTGCGCCGGCCACGCTGCAGTCGGTCGATGACCGCGGCTGGTGGCGGGTGATTCTCGACCGTATGCCGGGGTACTGGCAGGCGCACGTCGAGTACGACCAGGAAACGGTGCTCGCCTATCACGCGGTTTATGCCTGCGTCACGTTGATCAGCAACGACATCGGCAAGCTGCGCCCTAAGCTGGTCGAAAAGGGCCCATCCGGCGTCTGGGCTGAAGTCACGAATCCGGCGTTCAGCCCGGTGTTGCGCAAGCCCAACCGCTTCCAGAACCACATCCAGCACAAGGAGTGGTGGGTCACCAGCAAGCTGCTGCACGGCAACGCCTACGGGCTGAAGGTGCGCGATGCGCGCGGCGTGGTGATCGCGATCTACGTCCTCGACCCCTTGAAGGTCAGGCCGCTGGTCACGCCGACCACCGAGGTCTACTACGAACTGCAGCAGGACAACATGAGCAACCTGCAGGCGCCGATCATCGTGCCGGCCAGCGAGATCATTCACGACCGCATGAACTGCCTGTTCCACCCGCTGGTCGGCATCTCGCCGATCTACGCCAGCGGCAGCGCGGCCACCATCGGCATCACGATCGAGGGCAACCAGGAGAAGTTCTTCGCCAACAGCTCCACGCCGGGCGGGGTGCTGAGCGCACCCGGCGCCATCGCGCAAGCCACGGCCGACCGGCTGAAGGCTTACTGGGACGAGAATTTCACCGGCGACAACGCGGGCAAGGTCGCGGTGCTGGGTGATGGTCTCACGTTCAACCCGATGCGCATGTCCGCGGTCGACTCGCAGCTGCTCGAGCAACTGAAATGGTCCGCCGAAGTGGTGTGCTCCACGTTCCACGTGCCGCCGTTCAAGGTCGGCGTCGGCGCCATGCCGACCTACCAGAATGCCGAGGTGCTGAACCAGATCTACTACGCCGACTGCCTGCAATCGCTGATCGAACAGTACGAGGCGTGCATGGACGAGGGCCTCGGGCTGGACGGCCAGACGCGCGGCGTCGAACTCGATTTGAAGGGGCTGCTGCGCATGGATGGCGCCACGCACGTCAAGACGCTGGCGGAGGCTGTCGGGGGCGGTTTGCTGACGCCCAACGAGGCGCGCCTGGAGCTCGACAAGGATCCGTTGACCGGCGGCGACACCGTCTACCTGCAGCAGCAGTATTACTCGCTGGCCGCGCTGGCGGAGCGTGACAAGAACGACCCGTTCTCGAAGCCCGCGCCCGCGCCCGCGCTCCCGGCGCCTGAACCGGAGCCCGAGGATGAAGAGGAGCGCGCCTGGCTCAACATTGCCGAATTCGATCTGGAGCTTAACGATGCGTGATCCGGTCCAGTTTGGCAGGGACATGGCGAGCCTGGTGCGCCGCTACGTGGCGCGCGAGCTGGACAGCTTCGCCAGGCGGCTGGACGCACTCGAGCGGCGCGGCGCCGAGAAAGGCGAGCCGGGCGCCAGCGTCACCGTTGACGACATACGCCCGCTGGTGGAGGCGGAGATAGCCAGGGGCCTGCTGGACCTCGAGCGCCGCGCGTCCGACTTGATCCAGCGCACGATCGACCGCATCCCGCCGCCCCAGATCGGCCCGCCCGGCCCGCCCGGTGAGCGGGGGCCCGCCGGCCCGCGCGGCGAACGCGGCGTCGACGGTCTCGGCTTCGACGATCTCGGCTTCGAGGCGCGCGACGATGGTCGCACCATCGTGCTCCGCTTCGAGCGCGGCGATCAAATCAAGGAGATCGAGGCCAAGTTCGACGTGGTGCTGTATCGCGGTGTGTATCGCGACGGGGAGACCTACGACGCCGGCGATGCCGTGACCTGGGGCGGCTCGCTCTGGATCGCGCTGCGCCGCACCGCCTCGAAGCCCGGCGACGGCAGCGCTGACTGGCGCCTGGCTGTGAAGAAAGGCCGCGACGGCAGGGATGGCGGCAAATGATGCTCGTCGATCTCGCCGCCGCACGCAGCTGGGTGCGCCTGGACAGCACCGACGATGATGCGATCCTGCAGGCCGTCGTCAGTTCGGCCAGCGACATGATCGTCAACTACCTGGGAGACGATGCGCTCGAGCGCCTGCTCCTGGTCGACAGCAACGGCGAGATACCCGAGGACAGCAACGGTGTTATCGCCGTCGACGTGCCGGGCGCGGTGCTCGGCGCCGCGCGCTACCTGGTGGCCTGGCTCTACCGCAACCGCGATGCCGACCCCGACAAGGCCTTCGAGCCCGGCTACCTGCCGGCGCCGGTCACGGCCATGCTGTACCCGCTGCGCGACCCGTCGCTGGCATGAGCATCGCGGCGGGGCGGCTGAACAAGCGCGTGCGGCTGGATTCGCTCGCGGTGTCGCAGGATGCTGAGACCGGCGCGCCCGTCGAGACCTGGACGAGTGAAGGCGAGGTCTGGGCGGCGATCGAACCGCTGTCGGTGCGCGACTTCGTCTCGGCGGATTCGCGCCAGTCGCAGATCGTGGCGCGCATCGTGATGCGTCCGGTGACGGGCATGGACGAGACCTGGCGTGTCGTCCACAAAACGAAGATCTACCAGATCGTCGGCATCCTGCCCGATCAGGATTCGGGCATGGAATATGTCACGCTTGCCGTCGGTCAGGGACCAAATCAAGCAGGCGGGTAAATTCGCGGGACGGTGGAAGGGCCAGACGGTCGCCTGCATCGCCAGCGGCCCGAGCCTGACGCCACAGGACTGCGAACGGGTTCGCGCGGCGGGCCTGCCGACCATCGTGACGAACACGACGTTCCGGCTCTGCCCGTGGGCCGACGTGCTGTATGCGATGGACAAACAGTGGTGGCTGCACTACCTGCGCGAAGTCGAAAAGACGTTCACCGGGGATCGCGTCACCGTGCACCTGATGCCGCACCGCCTCGGCGTGATCCCGATGAAGAACTGCGGCTTCAACAGCTACAGCCACTCGGGCGCCGGGGCCATCTCGCTGGCGATCCACGGCGGCGCGGCGCGGGTGCTGCTGCTGGGCTATGACTGCCAGCACACCGGTGGGCGCGCGCACTGGCACGGCGATCACGGTGGCCTGCTCGGGAATGCCCGCGCCATCGACCGATGGATGGCGTCCTACGATGCGCTGCGCGCGCGCATGGACAAGGCCGGCGTCGAGTACCTCAACTGCACG